TAATCATTTTCTTTTATTCTTAATAATTTATAACCATTATTATTTAAATCAATTTCTCTATTTTTATCTTTTTCAATTATAAAAGTATAGTTTTTATTTTTAACACTATGCCAATATTCACCATCAAATTCAATAACTTTTTTGGTTGAAACATTAATAAAATCAGGTTTTATTGACCTGTTTGACAATAATAAAGTATATTCGTAATTTTTACCAGAATCATCTTTTTGTTTATTTTTATTTAATTCAGCAAAATAAATATTATCTAAAGAAGGTAAATTATCACAAATATTCCAAAATAATTCTTGTGATATTTTACTAAAATTAGATTTAGGAAAAGATTTCAACCATTTTTCTTGTCTTTTATTCCATCTTTTTGTACCTTCTTCAACGCCATATTTTTTTATACATTTTTCTAAAGAAAAAGTTGATTGCCTTTCTGATAATAATTTTTTGGCTTCTACTTCATTACCATTTGTTTTTTCTAACCAATATTCTAATTTTGTATTATCTTTATTTAATATTTTTTTATTTTGTTTGGCTTTTTTCTTTGTTTCTTCAATATGATTTATTCCTTTAATGAACTTATCGGAAAAAGGTGAATATTTACCGCCATGTTGAAAAGCCGGATTATTTTCTCCTTTTAACCTATCAATTGATTTTTGTGATTTAATTGTTGTAACATTATGTTTATTTTTATAATCATTTACAGACATATTATGTTTGTTGATTATGTGTGTTGCTAATTCTGAACTTTTAAAACCACACTCTTTGCACACAATATAATCATACCCTTCAATCAATCCTTCATATTTTGCGTTTCTAATAGCTTGATGTTGTGCTAGTATTTTATCTTTATTTTTTTGGTAATAACTTTGATTTTTTTGCAGCTTGTTGTTCATAAAATTCTCCTACTGTAGTTTCAATAATTTCTCCGGTTTTTTTGTTTTTTAACCGTATAGGAGTATTTAGTTGAAAACATTTTCCAACTTGCCTTGGACATTTTGTAATGACGAAACGATTATCATGAAACGTCTTAATCATGTCCTTTTGAAAATCATACATATCAAAAGGTACCACACCATCATCTAGTGTAATAATTTTGATATATTTGGTAAAATAGATAGGGTCTTTAGAACACTTAATGTATTCTTCAAGTTCTTCTTGTGTATAGTTAAGTGAAACCCCAACTCGTTTTAGTAGTGGGTTGTCACGGTAGCTTTGCTTATTATTTGTTGCCATTGTCTTTTAGAAATTTAGCCAGTTCATTGGTACTACCTACAAAAATTGCTTTATCTATATTGGTATTGTTGACTTCTTTTTTCTTGTCCATATCACGCATTGTTTTTTGAATACTAAGAAGTTCTTTATTGGCATCTACCATATTTTTGAGTAGGCCGCTATAAACTTCAAATGCACGAGGATGTTGACCTGCTTTTGCTATCTCTAAAATTTCGTGCATTGCTTCTTGGCCTTGGTCAATAATGCCTTGAAGATTTTCTCTTGACTGTTGATAAGCGTCACCTAAATCTTCTTCAATATTAGGTGCGTTATAAAGTGGTGTAGTTTTAGTCACAACAGGTAAATCTTTAGTCTCTTTTGCAGGAACATCAAAGATTTTTTCCATGTTTTTATCAAAATTATTCATTTTATATTATTATCTATATTCTTGAATTGTAGTTGTATAGGTATAATTACTGTTAGCGTTTGCTGTGGTTGGATTTGGAACTACAGTAATTTTAGCATATTGATGTGAATTTACATAATATGAAGTAAATGTATAATTTGCATTTGTTTTTGAACCAATAATTGGTTGATTTGAAACAAAATTACCAGATATATCTGTTAGTACTAATTCTTTTTTTGTTCCAATTGTTTTAAACTCTAATACTTTTCCTGTTGCTGTTGATGTATTTAGTGAGTATCCTTGGTAAACAATTTCACCGGTTTGATAAGTTCCAATACCTGTATTTGCCACATTAAAGATAACAGAATTTTCGCCTTGAATATTATTCAGAACATTTGTAATAGAAGTTTTAATAAGACCCGTTGACGATGTTGGTCCGTAAATAAATCCTTTGGCTGTAAAATTTAATGTCCAAATAATTATTCTTGTATCAATACTTCTGTCACCTTCTGAAGTAATTTCTTGTGAAACATCGTTTAATAATATAGGAACTTCTTTAATGATACCCATTTCAGGTATTAAATTTAATTTTAATGTGTAATCTGGTGTAAAATAAGCCAATATATGTTCAATGATTTGTGAAGCATCTTCAATGTTTCTTACATAAAGATATAATGAAAAATTAAAATTATAAGGCACAGGATTGTATTGAGATTTTACTCCTGTCGGTGTTTGTGCAAAGTTTTGTATATTAGTATTTTGCTTTCTTGATGTGTCATAAGAAATACCAGTCATTTCATAAGCCATTGTTGGCAAAGTAATTCTAGTTTTCTTATCTAAATTTGGGTCATCAGATAAACGGTCAACATAATTTTCTTTACTTGCAAACCCAATAGGAACAATAAATCTTTCCTGTTCTGAATCATCTTCATTATAACGAACCAATGTAATATTATCAAAGATGCTTCCAAAACCAACAATCATTTTTCGTATAATACGATTATAGAAAACATTGGCCATTATATTTTACCTATTGGATTTATTTCTGTTGAAACCAAAACTGTATTTGCTTCACCTTTAATTGTAATATTATCATAACCTTCTTTTTTCGCTGGACTCTCCAACGGATCAAAATTACCAAGAGACCATAAAGCACCGCTGGTTGAACCTACAATATTATTATTAGCTATAAATTCACCAAAAATGTTGGTAACAGATAGTGTCTTTGAAGAAGGTATCCAACTTTGAACGGTAGCAGAAGCAAAAATATTATTTGCTGTACCATCTGATGATTGATATACAAATTCTTTAATATTGTAATTAATATTATTTCCTGAACTTATATGTAAATGTATCGTGTAAGCAGAATCAGTAACGACAGAATCAATATCTTCAATGCCAGTAGAAATAACTTCTTGTGAAAATCTGTATTTCTCTAACTCTAATTCATAAAAATAAGGAACTTTTCTACCTAACATAAAGAAATCTTTTGTTTGATTTGTGAATTTAATTTCAAATAATTCACCTGTACCATTTAAAAAAGGTATGTAAATTAAATCACCTTCTCTTGGTCGTGTAAAACTATTTTGTGGAACTCTTTCTGAAAATGACCTTCTTGAAACAATTACATTGACATTATTTCTAATTTCTAAACCAAACTTTGAGAAGAATTCTTTTTCACCCAAATATTCCATTGAATTTGAAAGATACATTTCTAAAGGAAAAGCAGATTCAAATTTTTTGACAGGATCCTCACCTAATAATAAATCACGAGCTTGGTCGTTATCATTAGGTAGATAATAGGTGTCAAATCCTTGAACTTTGATAGATTCACATATTAAATCTTCAATGACTCGTTGTTCGGATAGACCGCCATAAGAATTAAAATAAAAATTTGTAGGCATATTAATTCATCAAAAATTCCAAAGGAGCACCGTAATTGTTTTCCATTTCTTTCTCTAGTCTTTCTATTTCTTCTACCGCTTCGGTGTAAATTGTTTTACCATCTAAGGTAACGCCACCTGGTAATTGTAGACCAGCGAATTTACTGAGGTTGTTTCCCCATGTTCTTTTAATAAGAGCGGTAGCATACTCTTTAATCCAACGGTCGTTCCAAACTCTGGTATAAACATCTGGATTAATTACCGCATACGCTTCGGCAATAACAGTATTACCGACATACACATCATTACCCCATGACCAATCAATATATAGTCTCTGCATATGTCTTTGAAAACGAATAGGAACCTCTCCAGTAAACATCAATTCTAGTGAACGTAAGTGTTGCTGTGTTAATGTATAGTTGACGTATGATGCGGAGGTGAAGTCATACAATTCATTTAATCGTAATTGATATCTCAAATCAAACATATTTACCGAGGCTTGTGAATCGGTAATAGGAAATATACGAGTAATGCCAACAATTTCCATAGAATTACCATCAGCATCTTTAGCATTACTTAAATCTAGGTATTTTTGTGTAATGTCTGTCTGTTGTATACCTTTGATGTAATATACTTTTTGTAAACCATCAAAATGGTAATCTTGCCAATATTGCAAAGCGTCATCAATACGGTCTGATACTTGATCCCGGTCAACATTTATTTCTATCACAGGAAATCCTAATCTACGCAGGCAATAATCGGTGAAATCTTTCCTATTAGTTATTGTTGCCATCAATTTCTCCTCTTAATGGAAGTATTTATGTATATCGTGGAAACAAAAAAACCACCCGAAGGTGGTTTCTTTAATCACTTCTTATTAATTTAAAGACTTTAATTTCTCTAAAGTACCTTGTGTAGACAATATCTCATTATCAATGTCAATAACGGCTTGTAGATTGCCTTGATGTGCAAGAGCAATCCTAGCTGCCTGTAATCCTGTAACTTTATTTTGTAAAATTACAATTATTTCTTCAATTGTCATAGGAACCTTTGATGTAAAAAAACCACCCGTAGGTGGTCTTTAATAACTCAATTAAATTAAACTGGAACTTCTTCCCATGAAATTGAACCTTGAAAACCAGATGCAGCAGTAGCAACAGAAGTAATCAAGCACAAATATGCACCAGCAGGTAATATAACTGAACCCTCTAAATCATACAATGTTGTAGCTGGTAAAGTTGTTGCAGTTGGCATAGATGCTAATTGTGCAATCGTGTTAGGAGCTGTTGGTAAAGTAGCAACAGAATAAACTAAACCAGTACCAGCCGCACCAACACCAACAAAGTTAGAACGGACAGTTAATGCTGTAGTGGCAGATGGTGCAGTTGTTGCATTGTAACCAGCAGCTAAAATAACAGTATTAACTGTAGTATTGATTACTGGAAATGCAAAACCAATTTTGTTTACCACTAAGTTAACTAAAGAACCAATTGGATTATAAAGTATAGTTCCAGTAACACCAGTTATAGTAGTACCTGATGTAAACGCAACAGTAGTCACACCAGTTGGGTTGGCTGCAACAAATCCGTTACGTCTGTAAGTTGTTTCATAATAACGACCATGAAGTTCTGAAACAATCATGTCCCCTAATTGTCCTGCACGAGCAGGGGCTTGTAAGCCAGCAGAAATACTTGTTGTGGTCGCTACTGGACCTACTTGGTTTTGAATTAACATTCTCTAAATCTCCTTGTTATTAATAATTTAATTA